GGCCGAATACACGGCAGTGGCATCGAGCGAGCGATCGAGCTGGTGTGGCTCGTTGGACGCGGCCTGGCCTGCTTTCGCACGCTCGTACCAGTTGCCAACGCGTGAGGGGTCTGCGTACTCGAGTGCGTTCACGCCCTCATCGAACTGCGTGTCCAAACTCTTGCGCATTGCCCCAAGGCCTGCGCCGCTGGTGATGTGGCGAGGTGCACCGATGATCGAGCCGTCTGCACGGCGATGGATGTGCTCGCCCTTCTTGGCAGCGCGCAACACTTCGGCTGCGCCTTCTTGCTTCTCCATCTGGCGATAGAAGTCCGCAGGGATCGCGCCGCTCTTGCGTTGGCCGCCGACCTTCTTGGTGGCCTCTTCAACAGCATCGTCAGCGCCAGTGAACGCGGCCTTTGCGTCTGCCTGGGCCACGGCCTTCTCGATCTCCTTCTGGCGCGCTGCCTCTTTGGCTTTCTTCTTGCCAAAGCCGGCCAGCGCTGCAGGCGCCTCGTCGGCTTTCGTCAATGCCTGCTCGAGCACTTCGCGCAGCGCAGGCTCAGCCTTGTCGGCCACCTTTGCGCCCTTGCGCAAACGGTTCACGCCGGCGGTGACACCACCAACGACAGGCAGCATGCCCAAGCTCGAGAGGCCCATGCCAAGCGCGTCGCCTTCACGGCGTGCACGCTCAAAGTCGCGGCCTGCAGTGGCAGTGCCAACAACAGGCACAAAGCCAGCGCCGATGTCGATCGCCAAGTCAGCCAGGTCAGAGTCCTGCGGGCTATCGAGCGAAACAAATTTGCGTGCGCGATTGCGCAACTCATTCACGGCAGATTGGTAGTCCATGTCTTACTCCAACGTCAGCATGTAGAGCGTGCTTTGGTACTGACGCACGATCTCGTCGATCGTGTTCTGCAAAGCCGTGTCATCTTTCGAGCAGATGCTGTAACGCTTGTTGTCGATCCACTCGGCCTGGTCCTCGAGCAGCGCCTTGATGCTCTCGCGGATCGAGCTGTCCGAGCGACGGATCTCCATGCGGCCACCGTAGTAGCCCTGGTACTGCTCGACAAAACCGTCGATCAGCTCGAGCGCGCTGTCGTAGAACTCATTCAACGCCTTGTGCTCGGCGTAGCTCTTGGTCTTCCAGTGGGCCAGGTGTGCGGCATCTCGCGCCAGCAACACCATCGAAACGAATTGCTCTGCTGTGTTCATCATTTACCTCAATCCATGAGAAGCAGAAACTCATCGTCCTGCCTGCGCTTAATTATCCGTGCCAAGTTTGAGCGAGCGATCGCAAGCGCCCTCTCTGCCTCTTGTCGTGCCACCTGCATGGCCTCGATGTTGGCGCGGTACAAGGCCTCGGACACCGAGCGCGCAACCTCCTCTGCGGTGAACAGTGGAGGCACGTCGATCGTGATCGTGCTGCCGTCCGTGGACAGCACTTCGACTGTCTTCTTACCCTGCGACACAACGACAGGCTCTGCCTTTGCTTTCGCAGGATCGATCGCGATCTCGATCGTCTCGCGCAGCTTCTCTTGCTCGCGCTTGTACTTGGCAAACGCCTCGTCGCGTTTCTTCTGTGCCTTCTTGCGCTGGCGCTCGTCGCCAACGTCTGCAATGACTGGGGGCGGTGGCGCAGGCTGTGGCGTGACTGTGCCGGTGGCGCTGAACGTGTCGTCTGTCGTCTCAGTCGCGGCCATGTAGCCTGCGACCACTGGCGTGACTTCACCAGTCGCAGAGAACGTGTCTGGCTCAGTCTCAACGGCGGCCATGTAGCCAACGACTTGCACCAGGCCATACGCCTCAAACGTGTCGCTGGTTGTCTCGACAGCGTTCATGCTGCCGGTGACGGCCACAGTGCCTTCAGCAGAGAACACGTCGCTCGTCGTCTCGACGGCGGCCATGTACCCGGTGACCGTTACAACGCCTTCAGCAGAGAACGTGTCGGTGGTCGTCTCCACCGCCGCCATGTACCCGGTGACGGTGACAGTGCCTTCAGCTGAGAATGTGTCCGTGGTCGTTTCGACCGCAGACATCGAGCCTTTGACTTCGACGGTTCCGGTAGCGGCGAACGTGTCCGTGGTCGTCTCGGTCGCGGCCATAGTGCCGACGACCGCCGACCAGTACGACGCGTCCCATCTTCCGGAGTCCCACTGCGCCATGACAGGCCCCTATCAGGCGGCGGCAGTGATGCTGGCGTTGTTCAGCGTGACGACCTCGCCGGTGTCGATGGCCGTGGTGTCGAGAATGATGTCAGTGCCGGACGTGCCGACAGTCAAGCCACTCACCACCACAGTGCCATCGCTGGCCTTGATGACGGCAGCAGCAGCCACGCCAGTAGCGTTGGCGCTGGTGTCAGAGCGGGGGAAACCGGAGAACGTCAGCACACCGCCTGACACCGTGCCGCAGGGATCTGCGAGGGTGATCTGAGCGAGCACTGTGGCCATGCCGGCCGTGCCGATCTCGATGACGCCAGCGCCAGAGCCGCCGTCGATGTTGTCAGCGACCGCCTGCATGCGGGCGTTCTTGGTCGCGGTGTTGTATGTAACTGCCATTTCGTTCTCCTATCAAACAGGCATCTGAGGTTGCTGGGCGATCTGAGGGGTGACCGCAGGTGGAAGTGGAGCGCCGCCGGTGAGTGCCGCCTGTGTGCCAGGCAACAGGTCGTCGTCCACCTCGCGCACTTCGACAATGTCGCCGTCCTGGTTGCGAATCGGCACGCGCTTCTTCTTGCGGCTGACTGCGTCCATCAGCGTGGCCATCTGGGCCTGCGTTTGTTGCTGGGTGTTGACCGCGCCTTGAGCGATTGCGCTCACGTTGTCGAGCAACTCTCCGAGCTTTGTGCCAGCGTCGGGGTTCAGCGAGAGCAAGTCCTTCATGGTGGTGAACTGCTCGCTGATCTGATCCATCTTGGCCTTCATCTCGATCTTCTGCATCTCGATCGTGCCCTTGAGCGCAGCGATTTCCTTGTCGGTCTGCGACTCCATGAGAGCGATCTTTTCGTTGCTCTCGATCTTCTGCATCTCGATCTGCTGTTCGATCGTTGGCTGTGGAGGCGCGGTTGGCTCCATCATCTTTTGCTGCATCGATGAGATCGCCTGGTCGAGCACGGACTCGATTTCGGTGGACACGCGGAACTTCGCAACACCCCACTGCAGCAGCTTCATCAGTACAGGCGCTGCACCAGGATTTTGTTGGGCCATCGGTGCGACCTGGGAGATGAAAGCGCCCATGCCTTGGAGAAACTGCACGGCAGCGTCACGCTCTGCAGCCCAATCGAGGGCGGCCATCGAGTCGGCCTCGATGTTGATGCGGTACTCGGCCATCTCCTCGTTCTTGAGCAGCTCGATCGCCTGCATCGCGTACTGCGCGTCGGGCGTGCGCTCGATGTTGCTGCGTTGGATGATGGTTTCAGGCTGCCAGTGCTTGCAGATGATCTCGGCCTTGATGCGCAAGGCGTTGGTGATCCACTCTGCGATGTAGAACTGCTTCAACTGCACGCGAGTCGAGCCGAACTGCGCCTTGATCTGCTGAGCGGTGGCCGTTTCGCTGGCCTTTGAGCTGCCGCGCATCACATCGGACACGCCAAGCACCTCGTAGATCTGCATGACCTTGTCTTGGCGGTACTGACGCAGCTGGTTGATGCAGTTGACCACCTGGTCGATCGGTGCAAAGTCGATTTTTCCCTTCACACCACCGGACTCGGCAAACATCGCCCAGTTGTCGACAGGAATCAGCTGGTTTTCGGCTGCCTGCGAGAACATGCGGCCAACAGAGTCGCCTGCAGTCTTGTCGTACACGCCGGCAATCTTGGCGGCGCGGGTCAGCCAGGTGATGCGGGTGTTGATTTCGTCCAGTTCGTTGAACTGGTCCTGCGCAAAGATGTAATCGGCGCGAGGCATGAAGTTGCTGGTGGTCGCGTTGGCCACCAACGGCTTGGGACATGGGAAAAACTCCTCCAGGCCCAGCGGATCGTCCTTCACATCGAGAATTACGTCGGCGCCCTGCGTGTACCAGTAGACCTTCTTGGACTCTCTGCACCAAATTTCGAAAATTTCGGCCTTGTTCCAGGGGTCGTACTGAGGTGCGTCGTTGCGGGTGTCTTGATTTCGCGCTGTCGGACGCTGCAGGGGCACAACCTTGGCGATCTCTTCACCAAAACGCTCGGTGAGTTGGTCCTTGGTCATGTAAACGCGACGGGCTACCCAGCGAACCTCCTGCCATGTGCGTGCAGGTGACCAGAAAAAATCGCCCCAGAAGACGTAATCACAGGGAGCGCTCTCCTCGACGATGCGCTCGGCCTCTGATGCGGGGCTTAACTCCTGGCCGGTGACCGGATCGATCACAGCATCGATGGTGTACGGCTCGGTCTTGACCTCGTAGCGCAGCCACAGCTGGCCCATGCCAACGGTCAGCCAGTCCTCAATGCCGTTTCGTACCGTCGCGTCCCATGCAGAGACGTTGTCGTCAAACGAACGGTTGAGCAAGCGCTGCAGAATCGTGCCAGCGACGCGCGCCTGGTCGTCTTCGCTGTCTTGCCAGCTGCGTGCAACGTCAGCACGCGGGGGGCGGGCGTACAACATCGACAACAGAACCTGCATGGTCGACCAAAACAGGTTCACGCGTGACTGGTCTTTGCCAAAGTCGTCGCGCTTGTCGAGGTATCGATGCACGATGCGTCGTGCGTCTTCGTGGAACTTGGTCAGTTCCTGCTTGGAGGCGGCGATCTCTTTGCCCCACCGCTGAGCAAGGCCCACCGGTGTGTTCTTGAAATCACTCGCGCTGGTGATACTTCCTTGATCCATCAACCAATCCTTCCTGACTGGACGGGAGCTGTCTCCCAAATATCGTCCAGGGCGAACTTGTAGTGCGCGCCCTTGGACTGCTGTGATGCGATTTTAGATACATGTCCAGTTTTTCTCATTTTCTTGCGCGCAGCTAAGGCCAAGTACCTGAACGAGTCCGACGCGTGCGAGTGCTGGTCGTGCTTTGGCTTGTTGCGGTACGTCTGCGTCCTCTCGTCCCACTCGCGCATGTACGCACGCAGGTGGTCGACGCCGTCGTACGTCACGTCCTCATCGAACCAGCAGTCAGGCAGGATCAGACGCGCCGCCTCGATCCCGTCCTGCAGCGACATCTCGGTCACGATCTGGGGCGTGATGCCGTTACTCAGGAACTGCTCGATGATCGACTTGCCGGTCTGCAGTGACTTGGCCCGGGCGTCGTGCGGCAGGAACACCTGCCCGACCTTGTACGGCCGCGACTTCACCCAATCGATGTAGTGCTTGATCGGCTGGTTGTCGTCCTCCATGAAATCGACAATCCGGTAGCCGTCGGGCGTCTCCTGCCAGCCCCACCAGCTGCACGAGTCAGTGAAACCCAAGTCGGCCACCAGGTTGACTTTGAACTCAGGGTCCACCGGGAACTTGCCAATGCGCCCCTGCTCGTACGCCTCGCCAATCTGCTTGGCGTAGTACGCGCCAGGCACGGCGGCGTCGAACGAGCACTCGTATTCAACCGCGAACGCCTCCTCGGTCATCTGAGCCTTGGCGTCCGCGAGTTCGTCGGGGTGAATGATTCCCGTCTTGCTGGCCGGCAGCTCCAGCAGCATGTGCGTGTTGGGGTTGAGGCGGGCCTCCTCCCTCAAATTCCAGAACAGGTTCTTGCCTGCAGGTGTACCCGCGAAGATCGCCCAGCCTCGCCTGTCTGAGAGCGCAGGACGCAGCACCGTGTACCAGGCCGACGGGCGCATCTGCCCCATCTCGTCCATCACCACGCCGTCGAAGTACATACCCCGCAGGGCGTCGTAGTTGTCCGCGCCGGCCACGAAGATCGTGCTCTCGCCGGCGTGCGCGTTGTTCACCGTGATCTTCAGCTCCGACTCGTTGGGCGGCTTGGACCAGAACGGACGCGTCAGGTCTTTGAGGTACGACCACGCCACGCGCTTGGCCTGGTCACGCTGGGGTGCGAGGTACGCGAACTGCGGTTTGGGCAGGGCCGTCTCGAGCGCACCGATCACCAGGTCGGCGCACATGCTCACGGTCTTGCCGGCACGCCGGTGCGCCACCACCACCGTCCAACGCTTGTCACGGTTGTGCAGCGGGACGAACGGGGCACGGGGGGTGTATTCGTTGAGGTTCATGGTGAGGATTCCTCAACAGGGGTTTTGGGGGTACTGAAAAAGGGCGGGGGGCCCCTGCTCAAGCTCGACCCCCTGCCCCGGCTCGAGGGGGGATGGGGGTCGGCCCAGCCACGCACGCGCAGACACGGCCAGGACCGCAGCAGACAGGGCAAGGAGCGACGATCGTGGTGTGGTCAAGGGGGTAGTAGCCTCAGACATCTTTGACCCCTTCCTGCCCCTCTGCCGCCGGTGTCGGTGTGTCCGTCGGATCTTTAATCCGGTACTTGCCGCCGGAATCCCGTTCTAAATCAATGACTTCCGTGCGCTCCTCGACAACTTGTGCCTGAGTTGTGCCGATCGACCGGTTGGCCAACCAGCTCAGCTGCACCTGGATGCCGCCCTCCACGTTCGCGTTGATCTGGCTCGGCAGCACCTTGTTGACCACGCTGATGAACGCAGCTCGGTCGCTCTGCGTGCCGTTGGCCAGCCGCACCAGGTACTCAGGCCCGCCGACCGTGTCGAAGGCCTCGAGCACCGCGTCGCGCAGGTTGGTGAGCTTGTTGCGCACGCCCTTGGGTCGACCCGGCGGCGTGGGCGCACCGGTGAGCGGGCTCACGCCGCCGCTCTTCGCCCCTGCTTTCTCGTTTCCCTCTCTTTTTTCCGGCTCGCTCAACGGTGACTCTGCCGCAGCATCAAACGCTGCTTGGAGCAGCGCAGCCTGGATCATTCGCTGGTCATCTTGTTGCGTTTTCATCATGACTGCATTTTCTCACCAGCGCTGACAAAGGCCGTCACCGCAAACCACCCCAACAAAAGCCAAGCGACGACCAAATCCCAACCCTCGGCCTTGCATGCTCCGTAGGTCACAACCAAGCCAAGCACCACCGAAACCGTCCGCAAGTTCTCAGCCAGCTGCCTGGCCCTCATCTCCCAATCAACCATGATTCACCTCCAAAATCTAAATCTGCACCGCACCCCACCCACACCCTATCTAAGTGAGTGCGGTGCACTTTTTTAACCCCCATTTTCGATACCTTTCGTATTCACTTTGCAGTGCGTTGCACCGCACCCCTGCGGGGGGTGCGTTGCATCCGCTTCGCACTGCACCGCACATGAGGAGCAAGTGAAGAGCAGGTGAGGAGCATGAGGAGCAGAACGCTGCCCAAAGATCCGATCCCAGCCATCCTGATAGCCTTCACCTGGCCGTCGATCGCTGCCTTTGCCGCTGTCTGATGTGCTCATACCCACCTCCCAATAAAGTCTCTGTCCTGATGGAAATACTGGCGCTTGCCGCAGCACTTGCAGTCGCGCTGCATGTCGAACAAGGTTGAATAGACCCACTTGTGCAGGCCAATCTTGCATAGCCACTTCATAGCTTGTGCCCCCTGATCCATGCAGCGAACGACGCACCAGTGTCACCAAACGGCATGCGCTCGCACTCGACGGCCATCGCCTCGAGCTTGGCGTTGATCTGCTCCGATGTGTAGAGCGGCACTTCCGTATTGAGCGGAAGGCTTGTGACCTTGAAGTCGTCCGACGGCTCAAGCCTGTACTCGTTGTATTCATTGCGGTGGATGTACGCCACCGCGCCCGCTTTCTCGTCCTTGCGATATGGGGCTGTCACCCCAATAGGTTTGCGTGTCATGCGTCCCCCTTAATGCCGTGGGCGGCTTCGGTGTCGTCAATGCCTTTGAAGTACCAATAAGCCGCTGAATCAGGACGGTGCAGTTTGCCGCCGTACTTGTCCCCCATGTTTTTACGTTGCTCATCCGTCAGCGGCTTGCGAGCATTAGCGAAATGCTGTGGTTGGGTGGTGTAAAGTGGGATGTCTGAATCATCCCATTTAGTTTTCCAAACGCTTCCTGTTTTTGTAATCCACGCCACAGGCTCCTGCTCTGGCTGTGCCAGCTGTGCTTCTTTCCATTCTGTCGGTGTCATTCATCTTCTCCTTCACGTTGTGCCCATGTAGGCGCTGCCCCTGATCCAACTGCCACACGGGCCTCGCCTGCGCTGGTCAGCACGACGCGCTGGCCTGGCATGCGGTTGGACTTCTTGTATTCCTGCTCCTCGATCAGGCGCTCGCGCTCGAGGTCACGCAGATGCCCAAAGAACTCGCGACGGTCCATGCGTGGCATGTCCGTCTCATCCTTGAGCAAGTGCCAGATGTTGTTCTGCGGTGAGTTGGCGCGCAGTGACAGGTTCAGGCCTGCGTTGGCCGCACGTCCGATCAGTTTGAGAATCGCAGCGCGATGCGTGTTTCGCATCACCGTGGCCGCAGCCTTGAGGCCTGGGCTTGTGCCGAACTTCTTGAACACCTTGGCGCCTGGATCGAACTCGATGCGCAGCTCTTCCTGGAGCGGACCCAGGTTGCACTTCTCATGTCTGAGCACCACGGTGTCCGCGTCCCGCACCATCGCCCAGCGAGAGCGTGCACTGTTGTTCCAGGCGGTGGACCCTGAGAACGTGGTGTTGGTGTCAAGGCCTGCCCCACCGCGCACGCTGGCCTTGTCGACGTGGGCCAACAGCAGCACGGCCGCACGCGTGACGTGCGCGATCAGGTTGAGTGAGCGCATGAACCCACGCACTGCGGTGCGGTCGTTCTCGTTGTCCGCGAACACGTCAGACGCGTTGTCGATGATCAGCACCTCGGCCTTCAGGCGCACCGTGGTGTCGGCCAGCCACTGCATGCGCTCGGTGACCGTGCCGTCCTTCCACAACACGCAGTCGGCCTGGGTCAGGTCGTACACCACCAGGCGATCGCGCAGCTCGGTCATCGAGATGCCAAGGTCTGCGCAGATGTTGGCGACGCGGAAGTGCACCGTGCGTGATTCATCCTCTCCAGAGAGGATGAGAACTTTGGATGGCTTGGTCTGGATGTCGAACAGGCTCATGCCGTGAGCCAGTGCCACGCCCAGCTGCAATGACAGGTTGGACTTGCCCACACCGCCGTTGGCGCTGAGCAGAGTGACCGTGCCCTCGGGCAGCCAGCCGTCGTACCGCCAGTTGGTTGGCTCTGGCTGCGTGTGGGCCAGGCTGCCCCAGTCCATTGGCTCGAGGTCGCCGGGCTTGGCCTCTGGTGCAGGCTCATCAGGTGAGCTTGTGCCCAGGTTGATGTTGATGGTCGGTGGCTTACGCTCCTCGGGCGCGAACTTCTCTGCGCTCTTCACTGCGCGTGGGATCTCTGCACGACGCTGCTCCCAGCGACGCAGCTCCTCATGGTCACCAGGGCGGTTGTTGTCCATGAGCGAGTACAGGAAGTCCACCGCAGCACCAGGGAACATGCCACCACTGACCAGGCTGGCGGCCAGGCGCGTGATGCTGTCGTGGTAGACGCGTGCGCCTGGGTTGGGGTCAGTCAGGCCGGCGATCATCTCGCCTGCATGATTTTGTTGGCCTGTTGATGAAGGCGAGGCTTTCGGCAGCTGAGCTGAGATGCGCAAGCTATCGAGGTCGATGCCAACCGCAGCGCACGCGTCATCGAGCGACCAGCGCACGTTGGGGTTCCACATTTCGAGACGCACAGACCACTCGCCGGCTGCGCGTGGTTTGGTGTTGGCGCCGACGGGAAGTCTCACATAGCGGACGCATGCGTTGCCCGAGGCGTCGTTCGATCGGCCGCGAGCTGCGAGCGCGCTCATTACCCGGTCAATCAGCGCTCTATTTGAGCAATCAGTATCTTCACCATCGAGAAAAATACCTATCTGGAACTTGCCGGGACTGGTCTGCAGGGCGTACGAGTAGGCCTGCACGTCAGTGAGCTGCACGTCATCCAGAACAAGGACCGCAAGACGCACAAACGCGTCTTTGCGCCGAACAATTTCCCCATCCTCCGTGGCAGTGAGGATGGACGTGCAGAAGTACGCGTTGTCATGCTCGGCTCTATCGATCAAGGCCGCCTGTTGCGGCATGCCTTTGTAAGCGCGGCCAGCCCACACCAGCGGGGGCGCGTTGCCTGGGTCAGCTCTGAAGCTGCACACCCAGCCATGAGTGCCGGGTTCAAGCTCGCCGTAGATCTCGGCGAGGAAGTCGCTGTTGGTCATCGTAGGTGCTCCGACGACCATGCTCACACCTCAACGGCGACAAGCTCCATTACGTTGATGGTCACGTCTTGCTTGCGTGCCATCGCGATCAGCTGCGGCCAGTACCGCTGCGGGATCAGACCACCGGTGCCGCCAGGACTTGGCTTGCACCAGCGCGAGAGCGTGGACTTGTCGAGCGCCAGCTCGGCAGCCACGGCGCTCTTGCCCCCTAGCTTTTCAATCACTGTGTAAGCGGGCTCGAGCTTATGGATAACTGGAATGGTCATGCTGATGATTCTCCTAATGTGTTGCGATTGACTCAACGCAGAGTTTATGTCAGTCTTGACGAGGACCCAAAAGAGGTGTCAATGAATACCGAGTGGTTTCGTCAGGTATTAGCTTCCAAGAAGCTCTCACAACGCAAGCTCGCCCAGCTGCTCGAGCTGGACCCGGCCGCAGTGTCGCTGATGCTGCGTGGCCAGCGACGCATGACCAACGAGGAAGCACACCAGATCGGCATCGTGCTGGGCGTGAAGACTACCGAGGTGCTACGCCAGGCCGGCATCGCTGTGAGCGACGACGTGCGCCATGTGAAGGTCACTGGCCACGTTGATAAAGACGAGGTAGTCACGCTGTTCCCTCGGCGCACCTACGACAAGGTCGTTGGCCCTGCTGACTGCCCCGAGGGGACGTACGCGCTACAGAAGCGATCGCCTGGCCACCCGCACGACGGGTGGATGTTGTTTGTGTCGCCGGCCGAGGACGATCCACGCGCACACATGGGCCAGCTCTGCTGCGTAGCCCTCGAGAACGGCGAGCACATCATCGCGTTCCTGCAGCGCGGCTACCGCACTGGCACGTTCAACCTCATCAACGGTGCTGGCGGCCAGGCAAGCCGCACCGACGCGAACGTGGTGTGGGCCTCTCGCATCCTCTGGATTAAGCCGCAGTAATACTTTCTTCTCCTAGGGTTTTCAGTTCAACTTTTTTTGTGTTGAGTGTTGGGATTTGCTCATCGTGGAGTTATAGTCACTCCATCGACAACGCAACTAAGGAGCTCAACGATGGCAACCCAACTTGAAAACTACATCAAGAAACTCGAGAACCACGACTGGTACTACATGTACGCAGACAGCGGCATTGAATACAACAAAGGCCGCGACGAGTGGTTCGAAATTGCAGCACTGCAAGACAAGCTCGACCCCGACTACGTCATCTTCAACGAGCACGCCCCCGAGGGCATGAAGATCGACCCAGCATCACGCAAGGGAGCTGCGAAATGAACGTCAACACCACCACCCGCAAGTACCCCCGCACCATGCAGGAAGCATTCCCCAACACAGTCGAGGGCGTCGAATCGCGCCAGCGCTGGGAATGGATGGAAGGCAGCAAGAGTGACGGCCAGGCCCAGGCTGAGTTCTGGCTGTACGTCACGTTGGCCTTTGCCTGCGGCTTCCTGGTCTGCTACCTCACAACAGTCAAATGATCGACGCCGCATGCAATGCCCTACTTGCGGATCTTGGACTAGCGTCCTCGAGACTCGTCCGCGACCCGATGGCTCCGTACGGCGACGCTATGAGTGCGCCAACCTCCACCGTTTCACCACCATCGAAACCATCCAACATGTCAGAAGCAAACAAGATCCAAGTGGCCGGCAGCCACTACAAAGCCAAAACGATTCAGCCCTGGGACTACATCGCAGCCAATGAGCTGGGGTATTTCGAAGGCAACATCGTGAAGTACGTCTCACGCTGGCGCGACAAGGGCGGCGTTGACGATCTGCGCAAGGCGCAGCACTACCTGCAAAAGCTCATCGAGCTGCAGCTTCAAACCCCACCGATCGACGGCGGCAAAGACCGTTGCGATTTTCACAATCCCACGACCCACGACAGGAGTACCAAGTAATGGAAGTAATCGACGACCTCGCCAACCAATGGCGAATTGCAAAAGAAAAAGAGGAGAGCGCAAAGAACCTGCGCATCTTCCTCGAGAACGAGATCCTCAAGCTGCACCCAGCACGCGAGGAAGGCAGCGAGTCATTCACGACACCGGCCGGCTTCAAGGTGAAGCTCACCGGCAAGCTGTCCTACAAGGTCCAGCTGGACAAGCTCATCGAGCTGACCAAGTCATGGCCCGAGGACGTGCGCCCCATCAAGGCCAAGGTCGAGGCCGATGAAACCAAGCTCAAGGCGATCCGCAACGACGCGCCAAAGCTCTGGTCGGACATCGCGCAGGCCGTGACCGTCTCCCCCGCCAAGACCGGCGTGACCATCGAGATGACGGAGGCCGCATGACCTGGCAGGAAGACATCGAGGCGCTGGTCGTAATGATCGCGCTGGCACTTTTTCTTTTTCTTTAAGGAAACACCGTATGGCATTCAACCTTCAATCAATCCAGCGCACAAAGCGCATGCGTGCTCCCAAGATCGTCATCGCGGGGCCAGGCAAGATCGGCAAGACCACGTTCGCTGCGCACGCACCCAACGCGGTCGGCATCCTCACCGAGGACGGCGCTGACGCTGTCGACGCGGCAGCCTTTCCTCTGTGCTCATCGCTGGCCGACGTGTACGAGGCGATCGGCACGCTGCTCAAAGAGGAGCACAACTACGAGTCTGTGTTCCTGGACTCGCTCGACTGGCTCGAGCCACTGCTGCATGCGCACGTCTGCGAGGCCAACAAGTGGGCCAACATCGAGGCGCCAGGCTACGGCAAGGGCTACATCGCGGCCGCCGAGGAGTGGCGCCAGCTGCTCTCAGGTTTCGAGGCCCTGCGCCAGCAACGCAACATGGCCGTGATCCTGATCGCCCACGACAAGATTAAGCACTTCGAGTCGCCCCTGCACGACGGCTATGACCAGTACGTCCTGAAGCTGCACGACCGCGCCGGCGCCCTGGTGCAGGAGTGGGCCGACGTGATCGGCTGGGCCAACTACCAAATCGTCACCACAGAAACCAACGCCGGCTTTGGCAACAAGGAAGTCAAAGCCCGCACCACTGGAAAACGAATCCTTCACGTCGAACCGCACCCCGCTCACATGGGTGGGAACCGTTTCGGTCTGAAGAACATGCCTCTCGACTGGGAAGCATTCGCCGCTGCGCTCGCAGCAAACAACTAAGCCATCAACCAGGAGTTTTCAACATGGCAACTTTCAACTTCAACGCCGCATCTGTCGAACCAATGCAACCACGCTCGTACGCACCGCTGCCCAACGGCGAGTACGAAATGATCATCACCAAGTCCGACATCAAGCCCACTAAGGCCGGCACTGGTCACTACCTCGAGCTCGAGATGCAAGTCGTCGCGGGCGAGCACACCGGCCGCCGTCACTGGGAGCGCTTGAACGTGGACAACCCCAACAAGCAGGCCGAGGACATCGCCAAGGCTGCGCTGGCTGGCTTGTGCATGGCCGTGGACGTGACCGACATGACCGACACCGTCGAGCTGCACGACATCCCGTTCATTGCCTCGATCGAGATTGATCGCAAGGAGCCTGACCGCAACCGCATCGTGGGCTACGCCAACAGCGCAGCGACGACATCAGCAGCGCCCGTGAAGGCAGCAGCACCGGCCGCCAAGCCAGCAGCTGCACCAGCCGCAGGCAAGAAGCCCTGGCAATAAAACAAAGGGGGAAAGCGGAGAGTTCATTCCGGAGCTTATAGGGGCCGCGAGTACCCCACCTGCAACAAGGACACAACCATGAAAACCACGACAGCAATCCTCTTGCTGCTCGCGCTCAGCGCATGCAGCACCACACCGCCAAGCCAGACGTTGGTGATCGACAAAGAAGTGCAAGGCATGTCACGCAACGAGGTGATCACTGCGATCAACGAGTGCGAGGGCAACGGCACACGCGCAGTCATCGTGTACGCCAAGCGAAAGATCAGCGGCTACAGCGCCGACGTGGTGGCCGATGTCACCTGCGCACCCACCTACTTCGGCCGCAAATACTGAGAACAACATGGCAACACTTCCCGACTCAACACACACCACTGCGCACCAGATCGTGCGCTGGTACGAATCAAAACCACAAGAGCACCGCCCGCACATGGGCGCGTCTCTGATCGGCCACCAATGCGAGCGCAGCATCTGGCTGACCTGGCGCTGGGCAATGAAGCCAGAGTTCTCTGGCCGCATCCTGCGACTGTTCAGCACCGGCCAGCGCGAGGAGGCACGACTCATCGAGGAGCTGCGCGGCATTGGCGCGACGGTGTGGGACACCGACGAGGCCGGCAACCAGTGGCGCGTGAGTGCCTGCAACGGTCACTTCGGTGGCTCGCTTGATGGCGTCGCTAAAGGCCTGCCCGAGGCGCCCAAAACCGTGGCCGTGCTCGAATTCAAGACACACAGCGCGAAATCCTTTACCGACTTGGTAAAGAAAAAAGTGCGCGAGGCCAAGCCCCAGCACTTCGACCAGATGACCGTCTACATGGGCCTGATGGATCTCGACCGCGCCCTGTACATGGCCGTCAACAAAGACACCGACGACCTCTACACCGAGTGGGTCCACTTCGACCAGGAGCGCTTCACGGTGTTGATGGACCGCGCCGAGCGCCTCATCGAGATGAGCGAGCCACCGATGAAGTTGAGCGACGACCCTGCGTACTTCGTCTGCAAGATGTGCACGTTCTGGAAGCACTGCCACAACGGCCTGGCCGCCGAGGCCAACTGCCGCACCTGCTGCTATGCCTCGCCCGTTGAGAACGCAGCATGGCATTGCTCAAAGCACGACGGACACCTCAACACCAAAGAGCAAAGCATTGGCTGCAAGCAGCACCTGATGATCCCCGCGCTCGTCCCTTACGGCGAGGCCGTGGACGGTGGTGAGAACTGGGTTGCGTACAAGCACCGCGACAACGGCGTCATGTTTGTGAACGGACCAGAGAACTGCAGCGACTACGGCCCTGTGTTCTCGAGCCAGGAGCTGCACAACTGCCCTGGTTCGCTGATCGCGGACGTGATCAACGTCAAGCAGGAGTTCCCCGTCAGCAAGGTCACCAGCGGCAGCGTGAACGCGCCAGGCATGGACTGGGACGCGATCTCCACTCACCCCGACGACATACCGGTCAAGCCAGACGCGCCGACTAAGCGCGAGACGGCCAAGAAGATCAAAGCAGCAGTGCAAGCAATGGAGGCAATGAAGAAATGATGGACGGAATTAAATCAGTGACCGCAGTGGTCCTCATCTGGGCGCTTGCGCTCGTTGCAATGGGCTTTGTCTCGCGCATCGCCTACAGCATTTTTATGGTGGGGTGGAATCTGTTGTGAGCAATTTGTTGGACCGAATACAGCGGCACGTCATCGAGGTTGGCGACTGTTGGGAGTGGCAGGGTTCCCTGCAGTCACAGTCACCGACTCCGACGATGAACTTCAAGAACCAGGTCAAGCCAGTGCGCCGACATATTGCAGAGGAGATGGGCCTCAAGCTCGACGGCAAGCTGGTGACCCACAAGTGCGGCAACCCGCTGTGCGTGCATCCCGATCACATCATCGCGATCACGCGCAAGAAGTTGCAGCAACGCATTGCCAAAGAGCAGAGGCATCAGCTCAACCCGCTGCGCCTCAAGAAGATCTCAGACCGCGCTCGCCAAAACGCAAAGATCACGCTCGAGCAGGCCAACGAGATCCGCGACGCCGAGGGCACGCAGCGAGACATCGCCAAGCGTTACGGCATCTCGCAGTCCACGGTCAGCGTGATCAAGCGCGGCGTCACCTGGCGCGACTACACAAACCCATTCACACAACTCATGGGCGGTTTAACAAAATGACATTGGAGTACATGGATGCTTTCTCTATCTTTATGGCGGGGTTCACGCTCGGACTCATCGGAACGCACTACCTCAACAAACACGAGCTCAAACTCGCATACGACCGAGGCGTCATGGACACCGTCTGGGCAATTCAAGTCCACGGAATGCGTGAACACCTCGCTCGCTTGCTCGGCGCTCCCCGAGACAAAACAACTGATCGTGCAGACGGCAGTAAAAGACCTGTTTGAAAAAGACTGTTTTGACATCTGCGTTCTCGACAAGCTGTTAAAGATCATCGATGCGCGCAAGGCCGGCCCAGCGTATGACATGTTGCGACTGATGCACTGCGTGCACTACGACAAGATGCCGGCCGACCTGCGCGACCGCATACCGCACTTGGTCAACGAGTGCCTGCGACAAAAAGAAAACGTAATGGACGCGACGATGGTGGCGTTGAATGGAGTGGAAATATGAGTTTCATCATTGGAATTGACCCAGGAGCCGGCGGCGCCGTGGCTATCCTCGAGCGCACCGGCGAGCTGGTGCAAGTGTTCGACATGCCGGCCGTCGAGGTGGTGGTTGGTGGCAAGGCCAAGCGCCGCGTCTCCCCCGAGATGCTGGCCGCCGAGCTGCGCCTCTACAACGTCAGCGGAACGGTCGCGTACATCGAGCAGGTGGGCGCCATGCCCGGCCAGGGCGTCAGCTCCATGTTCGCGTTTGGCGAGGCCTTTGGGCTTGCCAAGGGCGTGCTGGCCGGCCTGGGCATCCCAGTGCAGACGGTCACGCCAGGCAAGTGGAAGAAGGCCCTGCAGCTCAACGCCGGCAAGGACGGTGCACGCGCCAAGGCGGCCGCGCTCTGGCCCCAGCAGGCCGGCGAGTTTCGCCGGGTCAAGGACGACGGCAAGGCCGAGGCAGCCCTGATCGGGCATTGGGGTTTAACCGGATAAATCTTTGTTGGTGCTGGTGTGTTTTTCTCAATGTTGTGGTACAGTCTCTCCATCAACCGGATTAACGAGGCACAACGATGGCAATCAAGAAACGCGGCGACACCTACTGGCTTGACGTGACGATCAACGGAAACCGCATCCGCGAGTCACTCAAGACCGCAGACCCCAAGCAAGCACAGGAACTGCACGACATCCGTCGTGCGGAGCTGTGGCGCACCACCAAGCTCAAAGAGCGCCCCAAGAAGACCTTCAAGCAGGCCTGCGATCGCTGGATCGCTGAGCGCGGCCACAAGAAGTCGATCAGCGACGACAAGGACAAGATCCGCACCCTCGAGCCGCTCCTGGGCAGCAAGCTGCTGACCGACCTGGCCCGCGACGCGATCGAGGCCGCCATGCCCCAGGACGTGAAGCCGGCCACCCGCAACCGCTACCGCGCCCTGGTGCGCGCCATCCTGCGCAGCTGCGAGCGTGAGTGGGACTGGATCGAGCGCGCCCCCGTGATGCGCACCGAGGCCGAACCCAAGCGCCGCGTCGCATTCCTGACACGCGAGCAGGCCGAGGCTTTGATCGCAGCGTTACCGGAAAAGTACCGGTGTCCAGTCCGTTTCGCTTTGCTCACCGGGTTGAGAAGATCGAACGTCTTCGGCCTGACCTGGGACAAGGTCGACCTCGAGCGCGGCACGGTGATCGTGGAAGCTGACGAAACCAAGGCCGGCCACCGCATCTTGGTCCCGCTCAACAGCGCAGCCAAGGCCATGCTGGAGGCCATGCCAGAGCCCCGTGAAGGCCGTGTCTTCAAAGGCCCTGACAAGGTCACCCCCACGGTCTGGAAGGCCGCCTGCACCCGCGTAGGCGTGCCCTGGTGCCGCTTCCATGACCTGCGCCACACCTGGGCCAGCTGGCACGCGATGGCAGGCACTCCCACCTCTGTGCTGCAAGAGCTGGGCGGCTGGCATTCCCCGCAGATGGTGCAGCGCTACGCTCACCTGTCCCCCGAACACCTGGCAGCTGCTGCCGAGAAAGTGACCCTGTGAAAGAACTAGATCAAATCAAGGCCCAGGCACGGGCCATCAAGACGCGCCAGCGCGAGGAGCTCGAGGACGCGGCCCAGCTGGTGGCCGCGCCTGGCGTGCAGGTGGTGGTGATCCGCAGGCCCTGGCCGGTTGGCCGGTGGGGCACGGTGCTGGGCGTGCTTGGCGCTTCGTCAGAGGCCAAGGCCGTGATCGATTTCAACGGCCAGTCTCAGACGATCCCGCTGTCGGCGATCGCCCGCTCAGATGAGGCGATCGACTGCGCCAGGGCACAAATAAGGCACAAAGTCGCTTTGATCAAATTTCAAGGCAGCGAGTTTGGCCTGTAAGTCCTTGATCTGGCGGAAGGGGTGGGATTCGAACCCACGGTACGGTAGAACCGTACACCGGATTTCGAATCTGAACAGACAAAAAAGTGCCCTGAAAATCAGGGCACAAGGCTTCTGCAAAGGTGATTGAGGCACAACCTCGGGCACATTTTAGTCACAGTCCGACAGGAACAAAGCCTTCTCTGCGTCACGCCTTTTGACCAACCCAGGCAGCACCTTGCCGCCCCCTTTGGTCCATTCCTTGAACGCCTCGGCGGCCCCTTCCCAGTCCTCGCGCAGGATCTTCTGCCTTATCCCAGAACGCTGGAAGTTGCCGAGTCCAGCATTAAACGCAAAAGAGACGCATGCGTCAAAAGCGCCTTGACGCCCAGCCACGCCGGGAGCAAGTCGAAGAACACCACGTTCAAAGCCTGCGATGTCATCTCGGAATAGCGCATCAATTTCCTCCTTGCTCCAAACGCGAGAGTGCTCACCCCTGAGCGGGTACTCCTTGCGGATCATAGGCACTTCCTTGCCCTCCACGCGGGCCATAGGCAGCCTGATCTGATCCTGGTACAGGACGTGGCCATAGCCGATCGTCCAGATGTGCGCGGGGCACTGGTACGGCTTGTTGCGGCAGCCCTCGTACTGGTGCATCAGGGCTGCACCCTTCTCGCTGAGTTTCACTTCTTGCTCCAGCCGCGAGAGCCGAACCAGTAGCCGATGATCGCGCCCAGCATGGACATCTCGTCCTCGCTGAAGATCTCGTTGCCGACCTTCACCAGGTCCTCAACAGTCTTGATCATGTCGGGGTGCGTCCAGACGTACCATCCAAGGCCCACGTTGATGAACGCCAGCTCGAGCACAAAGATGTAGGTGGTGATGGGGCGAACGGTGGCCACCATCGTGGACGCCCAGCCGGCTGCCTTCTCAAGCACCTTGGCGTCATGCGCGTAGGCCGCCTGCGTCATGGCCGCGTCTGCCTGGATGCTGACCTGGTCGGTGCGGATCTCCTCGACCTTGGCCTGCGCGGCAAACCCGGCGGCCGCCAACTGCAACTCGCGCTCGGTTTGAATGCGCGCCATCTCGCGCTCATGTGCCTGGTCTGCCTTGCTCTGGAACAGCTCGAGCAACTTGGGCAGGCCGGAAATCAGCAGACCCCCGAGGGTGGAAAACAGTGACAGCATTTACTTCTCCTTCTTTACTTCCTCTTCGAGCTGCTTGCGCAGCTCACGCATCTTTTTCACCTCTGAACGCGACTCGGCGCGAATCTCGGACTTGAATCTCATGTGATCCACCAGCACCAGCACTGACAACGGCAACGCCAAAAACAACACCAAGCTCAGAACGATTACGGCAGCGACAAACCATCTGGTGTCTTCGCGAGCCATCCGAGCGATAGAAGCGTTGCCCAAATCCACAGAAGAACTAGCAGCACTGTTACCGACGACACCGCTCGATCGATACGATGATTGCGTAGAAGGTCGCGTTGCCATGCTTCTTGCAGCTTCTTGACTCTGAACCGCTCCCTGGCTCTGCTTTGTGCATCTCGAACCTCATCGAGCTTTTCAGAAAATTGCTCACGCACAGAGCCAAGTTTTCTTGGTGCTCCCGTCATCAGCTCAGACAATTCCATTGCCATGTCATTGATGCGGCGCTCGTAGCGAATCAAATCAATCGCAGCCCTCCTGTTGTTTTGCTTTGGATTCCAGACGTTCAGGATTTTGTCCCGCTCGTCTTCGATGGTGTCGAGGATCGTGGTTTGCGCTTCGACAAAGTTGGTGAAGTGCGTGAGGAACTGCTCGATGACTTCGTCTTCGGTGGGGCCTTCTTGGACTTGCTTTTTGGCTCGCTTGACTTCTTGCTTTGCTGGCTCACTGCTTGTTGCAGTTGTTGCTGGGCTTGGAAGAACTGCTCCATGTGTTGGCTTGCTTGATCCACCGCCAAAGAGCTGTTTGAGCCAAGACCAGAACCCAGTGACTTCGCCGTAGATGGCTTTTGCAGACTCGACGCCTTGCTTGATTTCGCCAGTAACAGCTTGAAGCTCTCCCTTGCCTTCGTTGAGCATGTCAACGCAAGAGCGAATGCCCGCAAGAGCCAGCTTGGCAACTTGGAACGCGGCATAGAACTCTGGTCCCACATCACCGCTTGAACCAAGCGATCGCGAAGCCGATCAGGCCAGACATCGCAGACACGACAGTCATGCCGAACCACAGCCCGCCCTTGCCTCTGTTGGCAAGCTCAAGCAGCTCCTCGATCTGGCCCTCCATCTTGTCGATCTTCTTGTCCATGTTCTGGACGCGCTCCCAAAGAACGCCGTAGCGCACTGGGTCGATTTCACCTGCTTCCATGCGTCACCTCATGGAGCAACAGGCCACTCGATGTCCCAAGGGAAACCGGCTTGAGTTGAGATGTCGCGCAGTGCTTGGCGATAGGTGGCCCAGGCGGCGCCGTTCACTGGCGCGTCTGTCAGCTGGGTCCAGTCGCAGGCCTTGAGCTTTTCGTTGCGTGATGCGCGAACCGCATCAGCTTGGGCAGCATCAAGGGCCGCGATTGCCTCGGCGTCCATGTCGGCCACGCTGTACTTCGTGAACCATTGGCCATCGATTTGCTCGACGCCATCGCGGAACACTGTTTGGTAGCGCGTTGGTTGAGCTTGAGGTCCCTCGAGCACTGGGTCAGCGCCGAACGCGTCAAGCAGTTCAACTGTCAGCTGCTGTGGGAACGATGTGTCAGGGTGGAGAGCGCGGAACTCGCTCTCGTACATCACCTGGCCTGATTCTCTGATTCTGATTTCCATGATTTCCCCTTATGCGATTGCGTGATAGATGTATGAACCGCCGGACGCATTGATGCCGGAGGCGGTGCTAACGATTTGGAACCCTACAGAGGTGGTGTAAACAGAATTCGCGTTCACCTCTGCGGCATTGGCGTCATATTGCAAAGAAGGATTGGTCCCGGCGGTCATACCGCGCGCCGTATCCCACACGTACCAACCACCAGCTACGTCAGTGCGTTTGATCATCACGTACCGTGCGCCGCTTGTGAAACCACAATCAATGGTTTGCGTTGCTCCCGTGCCTGTGTAGCTGCCTACCTTAGAAACGCCAGGGCAAGAAGCAAACAAGTAAGCGACGTACCTGTATCCGTTGGTGTTACCGCTCAACCCACTATTTGACCCAGTTCCATAGGCAATACTAAACGTAGAACTATTGATAGCGGAGAACGGTAAGAACGTGTTAATTTTTTCGTTGGCGTTCATTAGCTGCAAAATGTACGAAGTACCCAAAGGTTGGGCGTACACGATCCAGTTTGCTTCGTTGATTACCGGAGAAAAAGATTTAATAATGATTAGCTCTGGAGTAACTTTTAGGTTGTGAGCAATGGCTTGAGTTGTTGACCCATTACCCGTGTAACAGACTTCATCAAAGAAGCCGGGAGCGCGTTGGAACGCGTACGCAAGTTGAGCCGTTGATGATTGGTTAAGCTGGCGCGTGACGTCATTACCAACACCAAACCCGTTCATTGCAGAAAACGAATTGCCATAACCGACAGTAGGCGTCATAAACGAGTCTGCGTCGGTATTTTCTATAGCGCTAAGTCCTGTGGCCAACGAGTAGCTACCACGCAAACGCTCGGCAACATAAAAAGGACCAGAGGACGAAGTAGAACGAATACGTGCAATGGCCATATCTGCGCGAATCGTTGTATTAACCAATCGGTTGTCTACGTTCGTGCCTGTATAGGCAACAGGTTGAAACACCGATGTGCCAACCGTAGGAGTTCGCATTGGCCCACGACGTACGGCGATATACACCATGGTTTGCGAGGCTAAATTATTCCAACCAATAGATTTAAACCCTGTGGAGGTCAGTCGCACCACCGAGGTGGTTGTTTCAGAGTCGTTGGTGTTAGGGAACAATATTGCGGACGCTTGAGTAACTGGCATCCCCTTTGTGTTGTCAAATTGAAACCAATTGCTTACGTCTGTTGCACATTTAATTAGCAGGTATTGAGGTTCATATCCCAAATCTATAGTTGCATCCCCATTTATGTCTTGCACAAACGACCCACAGCTAATCACATTGTCTGTGCCAGTTAAGCCGAAGCCGCCTGCGTCATGGGCGAAGATGTAGGCGACGTAAGTGTCTCCAGACCCGTTAGTCTCGCTGCTTGTTCCGACTGTAAACACAGAAGAAGTTGGGTCTGTGCTGTTCCAAAACGTCGTCGCGGAAAATGATGCGCTTGTTGTTTGCAAATACATGCCATTCGCAGCACCCAAAGATCGGTGATACACCATCCAACTGCTTGTCGTGTTTGTCTTTTTCACGACAATGAAACCTGGCGCAGAGCCTAAGTTGTGAGAGATGTTTTGTACTGATCCTGTCCCTGTATAAGTCACAACATCAAAGAACTTAGGCTGCTTGCGGAATGTCCATGAGGCGTACCCAGCCGAGTTGGCGTTGAAATACGCATCGCTAGTCAGCGCAAAACCAGAAGAAGAAAACGAGGAAATGCCGTTGTAGTTTGCAGCCGCGGCTGTTGAGTTTGATACAAGCGTTTTGGTCAGACCTTGCGCAGTATCAGTCAGCACGTTGTCGCCCTGTACGCTAGAACTACGCTTCTTAATCCAAACCAAACCGCCTTTGGTAGATAGGTCAATGTTGTTGGTGATCGTCTGCGTAGAACCATTACCCGCATAAACGTACGTCGAGAACACGTCCTCGATGTAGGTGGCGGGACCAGAGGCAGCCCCGGCGACTTTAGAAGCAGCAAACATCGGTCAATCCTTAAGGTGTGTAGTTCTGGCCAACAGTGACGCCGTACCAGTTCGTGCCGTCGCTGAAGAACGAATAGATGTCCATCTTGCTGGCCGTGCTTGTGATCGTTGGCGCAGTGCCACCAGGCCACTTCACAGTCGTCCACGTCACAGTGCGCGAGCCTGTTCCGTCTTGCTTCAGATAGATCACAAACGACTTGCCGGCCACTGCGGTCGGCATCGTGAGTGTTGTCGTGGCAGTCAGCGTGAGGATCTGCACCGTGCCGTTGGCAAGGCTGATCGTCAGGCCTGTGCTGGTGTTGGCCGTGTAGGCTTTTTCCTGATAGTCGTTTTGCAAAGCAACAGTGCCGGCGTTGCTGATCGACATACGCTCTGTTGGTGACGACGCACCATCAGCAGTGGTCGCGAACACCAGCTTGGTCGGCATGTCGTTCGTGCCTGGAGTGCCATCCACTGCAGCGTTGATTGACGCGCCCTGCAAGTAGTTCGCGCCGTCGTAGCCTCGGAACACGACGTTGCCCAACACGTCAGCGTTTTGAACGATCGCTCCGTTGCGGTCCTTGTCAAAGACGTGGTACGCGGCATTCGCGTCAGCTGTCTTGTTCTTCGTGTTCAGCTGCGGGTAGTACGCAGTGGAAGAAGTGACGTTTAAGTTGTCGGCCGTCACGTCCATGCCGGACGCGGTGACCTTTACTCTATCTGTTCCGAGAATCGCAACACGAATGTCGCCAGCACCGGCGCGGTAGAAGCCGCTCGAGGTTTCAGCAGTGAACGAGTACGCGGGCGTCGTATTTGTGCCGTCAACGCCACGCAGCGCGAACGTCATACCGCCCTGGCCAGAACGCGACAGCGAGTCGGTCATTGCAGACGCGAGATCTGACAGCGTGTTGTTGGCCCAGCTCGACTCGATGAGCGTGCCGGTGACGACCGGGTTGCCCGAGGGCAGCGTGTATGTTCCTGAACTGTTGCGTGACATCTTGCGTTCTCCTTAATCGCCTATCGCAGTACCGTAAGCGCGCAGCGCGGGCACAAGGTACTGATTTCCATATTGTCTGATACCTGCTTGACCAGGTAACTGGCCCATCAGGAACTTCTGCCCTGTCTGCGTGCCAAGCAGCGCAGTCGCGCCCATATCGGCGCCAATCATCGGCAAGCCAAAACCAATCAATGGCAGCAGCTTCTCTGCTGTGCCTGGTCCAACGTCAGGCAGCTCGCTGCCGTACACGTCGTTGGCCGTCAGCGCTTGGCGTTGGCCAGGTGCGTTGCCTCGAGCAAACGCCGACTTGCCTGGCGAGCGATCGCGTGCCTTGATTGAGTTGAGCTGCTGCGAAGGCGTGACGACAGCGCCGGCCTTCTGTGCACCCAGCGATCCGGCTGCGCGCTCCAACGTCTTGAACTTGGCGTATGCCTTGTTGATGTCGCCGCCCATCGCCTGCACTTCAGGTGGCAGGCCGCGAGTGCGCATCGACTCGAGGGACGTGCGCAGCGCGCTCAATGCCTCGGCCTTGTCAGAGTTGCCGGCCTTCCATGCGCCGTCGATGGCCTTGTTGACCTCCTCGAGCGCGGTCTTGACAGACTGGTAGCTGACCACTTCGCGGCCAGGCTCTGTGGTGGTGACGATCGGTGTGGTGGCCTTGGATGACACAGCGCCCTTGCCGACAGCGTTGCCGCCGGTCTTGGTGACCGTCTCCTGCACGGGCGCGGTGAGCGTGTCCACTACCTTGTTGACGATGCCTTGCACAGACGCGGCCTCGCTTGGGTAGTAGCGCTCGACACCCTGCACCAGGCTGCCGATCTCTTGGTTGAACACGTCGTCCACAGGCACGCCACGGTTGCCATACAGCGCGCCGTATGCGTCGTTGAAACGCTGATCCAGCTCGTTCAGGCCCTTGTGGCCGATCTCTGTTACGGGCTTGCTTTCCCAGCGCAGCACGTTGCCTGCGTCATCGAGCACTGGCATGGGAGGCGTGGCCTCTTTGGTGAGAACCTTGTTCCACGACTCGATGCCTGCGCGCTCCTGGCCCTTGATCAGGCTGCCGGCCACAGGCAGCGCTTTGGCGCGCTCTGCGGCGTTGCGCAAGACCTTGCTGTCGGTCGCCTTCCACATGGGAACAAACGCGCCCTGGTCCATGATCTGGCGAGCTTCTGGTGTGACACGGCCGGAAACCAGGCCGCCCAAACTCTTTGTGAGCACCTTGCCCACGCCCTCGCCAAGAGCACCGCCGGCAGCGCCACCAAGGGCAGCACCTGTGCGGTCTTCTGGCGCCAACGCGGCGCCTGTGACAGCGCCTGCGCCTGCGGCTGCAGGAATGCTGCTGCCGAGCCACTGAGCGGCCCGTGGAAGGTACTTTGCGCCAGCCACAATGCCTTGCTGTGCTCGCAACGCTGGGGCCGCAGTCATGGCCACATCACCGGCCACGTTGCCGACAGTGCCGGCCGTGCCTGCATGCTTCAAGAATGCTTTGCCCTGATCGAGCAACGCCTGGTCTTCAGGGTTCAGGTCAGTGACCATGCCCTTGAGGCCCATTGCGGCGGTGTCCCAGGCGGCCTTTGCGCCACCCACACCACGCATGAGCGCGCCCATCTTGGAAACGTCTTCGCCGGCGTACGCGTCGGCCAGGGCTTTCTCTTTTTGCTTGCGAACTTCGCCAAGATCTTGAGAGGCGAGCTTGCGCTCAAGCTCATCAAGGCGTCGCAGTTCTTCAAGTTCTTGGCGTGGGTCCATCACTCACCTCCACGGTGTTTTTGACGCAAGCGGTTCAGCTCGTTGCGCTCTGCCAAAGACAGACCGCCGCCGGCGTCTTGGTTCGTAGCAGGAGCAGCGGCGCGTGCGTTGGCAGCATTCACAACACCAGGCGCGTGGCCTGTGGTGAGCTTGCTGTTGGCCCAGTCGCGGGCTGCTTTGAGCTTGGTGATGATCGCGGTGGGATCGTCGCTTGCGTTTGGAATGAACGTCGCAGCCTTGGCGTTTTCTTGCATCGACAAGGCAGCGCCGTACAGGTCGTTCACTTCCTGCGCAGCTTGACGCAGCACAGTTGCGCGAGCTTCCATCTGCTCTGGCGTCATGCCCACAGCGCGGGCCGCGTAGCCCTGTGCACCGCCTGGCAACGCAGACACAGCCGCACCACGCAAGCCAAACGCGGCGGGGTTCTCCTCCACCTGCTTGACCAGCGCGTCGGCTCGAGCAGCCGTGCCTTGCAAGCCCTGCGCGTCCACAACACTTTTCTCAAACGATGCCTTGGGAATAGACGCGCCTGTGTAAGGCGTGTAAATCGGCTGGCCACCAGCGCCCTGCTCCAAGACAAAGTTCATGCCGGTGTTGTTGGTCACCAGCTGCTTGCCATCAGGCGTGTAGCCGGACTGAGTGAAGTGACCGCCGGCGCCTTGCTCTGCGCGCATGCGGTTTGTTTGCGCGTTCATGCCAGCGATGCCGGCCATGATGGCGCGATACTGCTGCTCTGCAGCCATGCGCTCGCGTGCCGTGTCTGCGGACTGCGCGATTTGCTCGTACGCCTTGGCTTGGCTCATCAAGAACTCAGCGCGCTTGGACTTGGTGTCCTCAGCGCCCATCGCCTTCTTGAGGTACTGAGCCTGCACAGGCTGAAAGTTTTCGCCCGCGTACTGCGCAGCCAGGGCGTTGAGCATCGAGCTTTCGCCTTGACCTTCTTGCGCATCGAGCGCGGAGTTGTACATATCAGCGCCTTGCTGATACAAGTTGGCCGCACGGGTGCGGTACGCGTCAATCGAGTTGGGCAACGTGGCCATGTTCATTCCCCTTCGCTGGTCCCGTAAACCATTGGCCGTGGGTTTGGGTTCACGCCTTGCGAACCACGACGCATGCGCATCTCCTCGAGCATCTGGCGCTGGCGATCGTTGAAGCCGCGAGTCTGTTTATCCAACTCCTGTTGACCACCGCCTGCGAGTGCAGCCTTGGTCATCTGGTTGGCGTATTGCGTCCAGCTTGGAGGCACAAAGAACTTGCCGACCATCTGACCCTCTGGGGCGCTCGAGCCGGCCTCACGCAGCGCATCAACTTGCGCCTGCTTGCGCTTCATCTCGAGCTCCTCTGGGCGCATTGCGCCCATCTGGATCAGATACTCAAACATCAAATCGTCGTTGTTCATTTCAGCCCCCATCAAAATCCGAATAATTTTCCTGCAATGCTGCCGGTGTTAGCACCGAGCAGCGTTCCACCAAGGCCAAACAGACCGCCCAACGTGTTGGAGTTGGCTTGGCCTTGAGCACTTGCAGCACCGATGTAGTCGGGCGTCTCAGAGCGAGCGGCAGACACAAAGCTAGGCATTTGAGGCATGCCAACTTGCTGGCCGTTCATCACCGCGTTCATCTCGTTGAGAGCTTGAGCACGCTTTTGCATCTCCTCGGCAATCATTGCCTGACGCACCTGATTTTGATCGAGCGCCTGTTGGCGGTTTAAGTTGTACTGGTTTGTCTTGGCTGTGTTGCCAAAGTTTGCAGAGCCGAGGTTCTGGTTGTATTCCTGGCCAGTGGCCGAGTTGTAGAACTGGCCAGTGCCCAGGTCTTCGTTGAACGCTTGCTGACGCGATCCCATCTGCATGTTGTACAGACGCTGAGCCTCTTGGCCGGCCGTGTCGAGCGCGTTGTAGCGCTCGGCAGCTTGGCGCTGGTTCAGTTGATCCAAGGCCGTTTTGTAGGCGTCAGAGCCAACAGTAAGACCTTGGTTTGCAAGTCGCGTTTCCAGCTGGTTGCCTTGGCGCTCATGGATTGGCTGCATGCGCTCCATCAGCTGCGACGCGACCTGGTTGCGGTAATTCGTGTCGACCGTGGGCAACGCGGGGTTGTCACCGGTGTTCAGGTTGAACTGAGGGCCACGGTATCCGAACGATGTGCGCAAATCTTTTGGCGCGCTGGCCACGCTGTAGCCAGGAGCAGAGTCGTAGCTTGTCATGGGCTTGTTGTACGCATCGCCAACGCGGTCCATGAAACTGTTGGCCAAGCTAGAACGCCCTTCCTGCATCTGGAACTGTTGATCCAGCGCCTTTTGCAGCGTTGGATCGAGCGATGTGTTCTGCGTCCACTTTGTGACGTTTTGACCTGTGGCCGGATCAATCGCGGCCGCAGACGACCAGCTGGTCTTGCCCCAAGGCGTGTTTTGATCTGGACGGTTCGCCCAGTTCTGAATGTTGGTGACCTCTTTCGAGGCTTGCCCTTGAGCTTGCGCAGCGCCGGCGTAGTCGGGCGATGAGCCGCCCTTGCCGCCACCGCCGCAAACATAACCGCCGCCGAGCTTGCGCTGTGTGGCGCAATCACCGAACGGCTCGCCGTGAGCATAGAGTTCTCTACGCGACCATTCTTTCTTCATCTTGCTTCTCCTTGATCCATCGGCACTGCGCCCTGTCCATTTTCAGCAGCACCAAATCACCGCCGTCGTCATGCGAACCAGGCATGCGCAACACCTCTTTGAAACCCAGCTTGGTGTCGTAGCGCATGGCCTGCTCATTCTTGCTGTTCACCACGCCGAGCACGCTATGCAAGCCCAGCTGGTTGAACGGGTAATCAAACGCCGCATGGATCAAACCTCGAGGCGTAAACCCAGCCTTGAAGTTGACCATGTGCATCTGGCACACCTTGCCAATGAAGCCGGTGTAGCCAACGATCCAGTCGATTTTCCCAGCTTCCTGATCCACCCAAAACATTGCACGCAGATCTCCGCAAGGTTGGACGCCGATCTCCTTCAAAAGAATATGAGCGGCCAGATCTTTTTCTGCGGGGGTGCGTGCAACAACCAGCATTACATGAACCCTCCGGGCTGCGACATAACGTGCGTGGAAGTGAGCAGCGTGCCAGGGTAGCCGCGCACCTTCATGCGCAGCGAGCCGTAGTAACCGAGTCCATTGACGCCAACCCACGCCTGGTAGGTGTTGAATGCGCCAGCCCACACGGCCGTGTTCCAGAACGACTCGTCCCACTTTGCGGTGTCGCCGCCAGTGAACGATGGCGAGCCGGGCACGTTCTGAATCGAGTATTGAGTGTTGAGCTGCACCAGCACGCTTGGCGCGTCTGTCGCGATGAAGATCGGGCGGGCCATGTGGAACGTCTTGAGCGTCGATGGCGTGCCGTAGTTGTTGAACGCGCTCTGCACATCGCCTTCGATGGTGTCGGTGTCGCTGTCAAAGTTGCCGTACAGGCCATGAGCAACACCACCGTCGTTGGTGGCGAAGTACAGGTTGCCGTTGAGGATCGCAGAGGACACCATCGGCATGTTGGAGAACGTGGACCACGCGCCGGTGATGACGTTCATCACATACTGGCGGTAAGTGCCGTATTCGTTCACGGGCATTTGAATCACAAGGATGCTTTCCTTGGGAACCATGAACACGCCCCACGATGGAACGTCGCGCAGCGCCGTCAACGCGGGCGTGAGGGCGGGTTGAATCTTGGACGCGGGCGCCGTGAGTGCGGCTGCCTCGTTCCATTGGCCGGCCACCAGCTTGGACATGGGAACCAGGCCTTGTTGGCTCAAGATCATCACGTCACCGCCGAACGGTGTGAAGTACACGCCGTAACGTGGCACGGGGCCGATGTACCAGACGCCCTTGATGCCAAACGATGCTGCGTCGGTGGGGTCTGTGCCCTCCCACACGCCAACATCGCCCTCAGTGCCGATCACCACCAGGTAGTCGTCAACAGAGAAGCCGGCGTCGATCGTCCAGTTGATCAATGCAGAGACGCTGCCGCCGTTACGCAGCACGGACCCCATCGGGAACGGATCAGCCACCCCGGTGATGGCGTTCACGTCATGCAGGTAGTACACGATCGAGCTGTTCTCGCAGGTGAACCACACACGCTTTTTCCACACAGACACGGTGCGCACGGTCGTGGGCAGTCCGGTGGTGGTTGCGGTGCGGTCTACCCAGCCGCTGCCTGGGTCGTATGTCCAGTAGCCGGCGCCGGGTGACACGGCCAACAAGTAGCTGGTCCCTGTGTCGTTGGAGAACTGAATGGTCCACCACTGATCGGCATCGCTGCCGGTCGCGGCCTGAGACACGGTGGCCTCGCCGGTGTCGACGTTCAGCTCGTAGATGTCACCGCCAACAGCGCCAAACAGCTTGCGCTCGGCTGGGTCGTCGGTGTTGTAAGCAAAGGTCGAGACGTACGCAGACGCCCCGAGTTCTGGCTCGATGGACACAGACCACCCCTTGCGCAACTCCACGCCTTGTTGGCGTGCAATGAAGTTGTCGAGAGCGATCGCGTCTGTGGGAGCCATCTCGCTGATGGGATCTCGCAGGTTCAGCCCGCCCGTTGGAGGTGGGTTGTTGAACAGCTGAGATACCTGCCCCGCAGCCGCTCTCCTTGGCGTTGCAAAAGGTTTGAGCGGTACGAGTGGCATTAGGCAGCTCCCCCGTAGCCTGTGTCAGGCGTGTTGGTGAGCGGCTGGATGTATGGGATACGGAAGTCACGCGCCATTGACAACACGGCAGCGCCCTTCTCGGACGACTTGCGGTTCTCAAACGCGATCTGGAAGTCACGCATGGCAGCGCTCGAGTCCAGGCCCTTCATCTCGAGCCACTTGACGCGGGTGTACAGCGTCATCATGGTTGCGTCGAGCAGCGCGATGTCGTTGTTCTTGACCAGGCGGTTCTTGTACAACTCGGGGTCATCCCCGTCTTGCACCCAGGCGGCCGACAGGTAGAAGAACTTCATCACCTGTGGAGAGTCTGGAGGAGCCAGGACGTAGATGCGGTTGTCGCGCACCTGCCAATAGAACGACAGCGTGGGCAACGTGGTGCGAATCAGCAGCTGTTGCCACATCTGTGGAGACACAGGGCCAAGCGATGGAAACTGCGTTGTCGCGTTCCAGTTGGTCTGGTCGATCCAGTCATAGAAGTCAACGGGCAAAGAGAACGAGCGCTCTTTCTGCTGGGGAACCAGCGGATCTGCCTCGATCTCGATGTCGTAATACTTGATCAGCTCCTGCCAGTCGTACATGGCCAGAAGCTCGGCGCCCGCCATGTTGGCAGCGGCCACCATCTGAATGACTGCGGGGTCTTGCGAACCCGCTGGGTCGGTCGGCACGGGATAGCTCACCATCGCAGCCACCGCTTGAACGATGGCCTGCAGCGACGTGTCGTCGATGATTTGATAGGTCGCCATCCCGCGCTCTCCTGTTACTCGGCTGTCTCAGCCGCTGCTGCTGCAACTTTGCGTTTGCCGCTAGAACTAGCTTGCAACGCCTCCACCATCGTCTTCAAATTCTCGATCTCGGCATCACGCTTTTGCAGTTCCGCGTTCATCTTTTCGATCGGGGCGTTGTTGGCCGCGACTTGAAGAAACGCGTTGGCGCGTGCCTTGTCCTGTTGGAACGACATGAACTTCTGGCCCAAGTTGTCGGCAGCGCTTGCGAGCTGTTCGACAGTTGAGACTTTGAAGTATTCGTACTCCTTGACCTTCGCGGGAGTCATGCCTGGCAATGCAGTCAACGGCGTACCGATCACTGCCTCTGCCTGGCCTGCCTTCCACTTCTTGTAGCGATCGGCAAACCGACGCTCGTCAATGGAGTTAACAGGACGATCCACTTCTCCCGTCTTGTCGCCCGGCACAATGATTCGGATGTAATCCGTCTCTTTGTAGATGGCGCGTCCGGCATCAATGCTTTCTTGGCGTTGAAGCGTTGGCTTGCGATAAAACTCGACAAACAATTTGCTGTCGTGAGAGAAGCGCTCCTCGTTGGCATTGAGGGGCTGAGAATCATCAAAGATGGTTGGAGTCGTGGGTTGCATGGTTATTTCCTGTTATGTAGTGACTTAAATCGTGCCTGTCTCGTACTTGAGGTCGGTCGTTGTGCCAGACGCTCCGATACGCTGACCACCGATGGACGCGCCATCAGAGCCGCTCTTACCGATGCCTTCGGACACAGAGCCAAGGCCTTGCGTCGAGTTTGTGTCCAAGATGGCCACAGCGCTTGCGCCAACAGCGCCGCTGAAACCGATCGTGTAGAAAGTTGTCGATGCAACTTCTGAGTCATCGCTGGCAGCTTTCACTGCGTAAGCGCGGACGTTGACGGTCTGGCCACTCTCTGTGGGCAGATCGACTGCTGCGGTGTACTCGGTCCAGCCGGTTGTGCTTGGATCGGTGTCGCCGTAGGTGTAGTAGATGGTCGCGCCCGACGTTGCTGTTGCCAGCTCGAACGACGCAGAAGTGCCAACCTGGCCGCCAGTAGGCGTGAAGGTTGGAGTTGCAACTTGTGCCATGTGAATCTCCTAGTTCAAAAAGCCCGAGGAAGCGGGTCACCCCAGTCCCTCGGGAAAGGGTGACCCACGACAGGCCTACCAAAATCAGTTTTGGATGCGACCCTGGAACTGAGCACCAGAGCAGGTCAAGTTGCCGGCCCAAGCCAAGATTTGCACTTCTGCGTCTTGGTTGATGGCGTAGCGACGGTTAGGCGACAGCGGAACCATGTTGCGCTGTGCGTGTGGACGCCACTTGAGGTACTTGGTGTTCAAGAAGAAGCCAGTGTTGGCGGGGCAGTAGCCACCGATACCACCGTCGAGAACAACGTCAGCGTCCATGAACTTGATGCTTGGGAAGCCCAGGTTGCCCACTTCAGGAGAAGTGAAGCGCTGTTGAGCTTGCAAGCTGCCCATGTACAACGACCAGTAGTTCGTGTCGAGCACGATCAAGTCAGGACGATCGTTGCCGCGAATCAAGTTAGCCCACAAGGTGTTCATGCCGCCTTGGATGGTGTCCTTGGTTGCGGGAGAGCCGCCGTAGTCATAGATCTTTGATTGCCAGAAAGACCAAGTGGCGCGGTTGATGCCGCCGTATGTGCCAGTGGTGGGGTCAGAGGGAACAGCCAAGTCCAGGCCGGTCACTTCTTTACCGCCAGAGCCAGTGCCATCAGAGTAGATGGACTGAGACAGCTGGTTCATCATCGTGCTTTCGGCCACGTTCAAACGTGCCTCGAGCAAGTCAATGAACTGTTCTTTGCCGCTGTTTTGCAGCATTTCCAAGCCGCTCATAACGACTGGAACTGCGTATTGCTTGATCTGGAATTCAGCAGCACTGATCACGTCTTGAGCAGCCACAGGCAGCAAGTCGTAGCCAGAGTAGAAACCGCCGTTTGCGTTCTCAGCAAAAGACAATTCTTCGAAAATCACGTTACCGCCGGAGATGGTCTTGACGTTGCCGCGCTGATTCAGGCGGGACAAGATGGCGTTGTTTTTTGTGACGTTGTCCGCGATTTGGCGCGAACGGTTTTGGATGGTGGTTGCGACTATGTCGCTAACGTTTGGAAAAGACATGATGACTCCTTCATCTGATTGAAAACGAGCTTGCGCTCACCTTTTTTTCAGATGCGCCTACGCGAACCTTTCACAGTCCGACTTCGTCGTAGGTGGGACGCTTGGCGTCTCCTAGGATCATGCGGTGGCTGGGGTGCTTGGGCACACCAAGGGCAATTACTTGCCCCGTGGTGTGATTATGGCATCAGCGTGAGGACATCGAAATAGCAGCCTCAATCGCAGAGCGCACGTCTGTCGATGGCTGGTTCAAGGCGCCTACGGGAGCGGCCCCAGAAACGCTCACAGCAGCTGCTCGAGCGCGCTGGGCTGCCTGGGTCTTGCCTTGGGCTGCCTGGGACACCTGGCGCTGCTGCATGACCTTGCGCACGCTGTCGTTGAGGTAGCAGGCCTTGTCGTAAGCCTGCTGCAGTGACATCGATTGACCCTTGCGGTGAGCGGCCTCGAGCAAGTCGGCCATCTCGTCTGCCACGTCGCGGCCAAACTCTGCCTGGCCAAGGAACTGCTCAACCTCGCTGGCGGTCTGCTGCTGCAGCTGCGCTTGCTGGTTGGCCTGGAACTGCTGGAACTGGGACATGAACTGCTGCACAGGCGCGAGCTGCTGCTGCACGGCCTGTTGCACAAGCGCGGTCTGGTCGGATGCGCCTGGCATGCCTTGCGGTGCGTACGCGGGCTGTTGGCCAGCCAATGCGCTGTCAAGCGCCTCGATGAACTGGTTGCCAAAGCGGCCAACGCCGAACTGCTTCACCAGGCCGGCCATCATCTGGGCCAGCTCTGGGGCAGTGCCGGTGCGCAGGCGCGCGGCCGTGCTCATCAGGTTGTCGATGGCCTGCAAGGGAGTGGAGTTCTCGGCCTTGATGAACGCCTCGTAAGGGGAGATCGTCTTCATCACCGCCTCGGCGGTTTTGCGCGCCTCTGCGGTGTCTTGCAGGGTGCGTTGCACTTCCACCTCTCGGCGTGCGATCTCAGCGCGCACAGGTTCAGGCAGCTGCGCCCAGTGCTCACGCACGTCAGGTTTCCATGACGCAGGCGCACGATCACCTTGCTGCTTTGGACCAGACTTCGGCCCAGGCGTCATGCCTTCCTGCTTTGCAAATTTTCCTTGCTCGTCTCTTGGCTGTTGATGAACGTCCTCGTTTTCAGAGTCGCCTTCGGCCAAAGCGGTCAAGTCTTGACTGTCGTCTGACGCGGCTGCAGGCTCTGCAGAAGCCTGGGCAGGCTCTGATGATTCGATGTGCGTTTCGGTGCTCGCTTGCACCTCGTCTTTTTCTGGCTCCTCAATCGCGGACTCGATTGCGTCGCGTAGTGATGTCGTGGGTTCGCTCATGGTTTTTTACCTTCTGTTTTGGACTTGATGAATGGCGCGCTCGATGTCGGCCTTGCTGAACGCACCGCCATGTTGGCGATAGTGATCACGCTCTTTCTGGGCCTTGGCCCATGTTCCTGAGAAGTCGTCGGCCGTCGTCAAGCCGTTCGCCTTCATGTATTCGCGGTGTTTGCTGCGCGTGCTGATGTCAGTGCCGTCGGGCGCCTTCATCCCGTCGTACGAACGATCGCCCCAAAGCGCACCTGAGTCGGTGCGCATGGGAGCCTGGTAGTCGTCTGAAATTTCGATCAGCTCGTACGGTGGCTCCTTGCTTTGGACGTACCTGCGTCGTGCCATTTATCTCTCCTCTGCCATGCTGGGAAGTGAATAACCAAGCGCGGCAACGGCGGCAGCCGGAGCCATGCCCTTCTTCATCAGCTCAACTGCCTTTGACCAGTCAGCCTCGCTGAAAAACTTGCGCATCTCTGCAACGTCTTTGCGTGCGCTCTGGAACTGAGCGTCGCGCTCCATCTTTTGCTTGATGATGTTGCGGATGTCCTCGGACTCGCTGATGTTCTTTGTCACTGCGTTGGACACGCCATCGGGCAAGTCAGCAAAGCCACGCAGCACGGCCTCTGTGGCCTTGCCCTCGCCGTACTGCAGGGGCGTGTAGACCGACTCGATGCCGGCCTTCTGCAACGTCGCGCCTTCTGGCATTGCGGCCGCGAGCGGGCTGTTCTTGCCTGTGAGCTTGCGCAGTGCTGCGGCCTTTGCTGCAGCGTCGTCGCCAAAGTCAGCGATCGCCACGCCGCGTGCGCTGGCGCTGGGCATGTAGTCCGTGCCTCGCAAAGCGTTCTGGATGGCGGCCATCTCTTGCTCGCTTGCCTGGCGTGGCATCTCGAGCAACATCGCGTCCTTGCCCTTGCGATTGCCGCCGGTGAACATGATGTGGCCGGCGCCTGCCTCTTGCACGTCGTTGGCTGCGCGGAAGCGCTCGCCGGCCTCCATCGCTGCTTTGAAGTTGGGGTGCAATGTCGCGCTGTCGCCGGTGGGGAAGTTGGCCAACGTCTGCGTGACGGTGACGGGGTTGTTCTCCACCTGGCCGGCGGTGTTGGTGTACACGCCAGTGCCCTGCTTGGTGGGCAGCTGACGCAGGCCCATCGTAGAGTGAATTGCGTCGCGGTTGCCGGCGCCAACAGACTCGGGCATGCCGTACAGGGCAGCGTCGCTGTTGGGCACGTCCCAGCGGCCAATCTCGCCGTAGGCCTTGCGGCCTTCCGTCGACTCGTTGAGCAGCTCGGGAATGTGTCCGGTGTTCGCGCCAGGCACATACTCGTAGGTCGAGCTGAACGTGTGCTTGGGCATGAAGTCGGCGGTGGTCTTGTTGGCGTCGCGCAAGGCCTTGACCATGCCCTCAGTGCCGCCGGCGTAGGTGGCCTTCTGGCCACGCTCGTACAGGTCCTGCGCCTTGCCGTAGATCCAAGGCACTTCCTGCAGGTGTGGACCGGTCCAGTCAGCGCGTCCGCCGGCGTTGCGTGCGTTTGCACGGTCGACCATCAAGGCCGTCTCTGCGTCCATGAACGGGTGCATCTGCTGCGACACGCCGGCCTTCCAGGGCTTGCCCTGTGCGTCGGTGTAGCCAAAGCCTTGAGCTGCGCGGAAATCGTTCACGCCGAACGATCCTTCAACGGGCACGCGTGGGTCGTTCTTCACGCGGTACTCGCCAATCTTGGCGGCCAGGTTTGGCGCCTTGTCGTTCTCGATCGCACGATCGAGCGTGCGCATGCCGGCGCCACGGTAGGCCATCTCTGGCTCACCCAGTGCGCGTGTGTTGTGGTGCTTCAGAGCAAACGCAAGCTCGGACTCAGGCGACACGCC